CTTGTTGTGGCTTCGACTACAGGCGCCGGTCCGTCGATCGTTGCGGGAAGCTATCCGTTTACATCCGGCACGCCGGGTACAGATGGTGCCGGAACCGTGACGGCCGCGACCTTAGTGGGTAGTGATTTACTACCGCGGCAAGGCATGTTTGCGCTGCGCGGGCAGGGCTGCGCGTTGGCGGTATTGGCGGATGCCGATGATTCAACGCAATGGACGTCGCAGGTTGCTTTTGGTCTTTCTGAGGCGGTCTATATGATTTTGACCGGTCCCGCCGGCGATAATATCGCCAATGCGATTTCCGTTAAGGCGGAGACCGGCATAGATACGTATGCCGCGAAGATGATGTTTGGAGATTGGATTTACTGGTATGATCAGGCGAATGCCCTTACCAGGCTGGTTTCGCCGCAAGGTTTCGTCGCGGGGCGTTTGGCCAACTTGTCGCCCGAGCGGTCGTCTTTGAATAAGCCGTTATATGGCGTCATTGGATCGCAAAAATCTGGGCAGCCGGGTGGCAGTACGGTGACGACTTATGCGACCGCTGATCTTTCCGCGCTGCTTTCAGCGGGAATTGATGTGATTGCCAACCCGCAGCCCGGCGGTGCGTATTGGGGCGTTCGTGGTGGCCATAACGCGTCTTCGAATGCAGCGACGAATGGGGATAATTATACACGGCTGACGAATTACATCGCCAGCACGTTGTCCGCGGGCATGGGTGCGTATGTTGGTCAGTTGGTTAACAGCACGCTGTTTCAAAATATTCGCGCGACTCTGATGGCCTTCCTAAATGGGTTGCTGGTGCAGGGGTTGCTGGGTAGCACTGATGGCTCGCTGCCATTCGCGGTGGTTTGCGACACCACCAATAACCCGGCTAGCCGAACCGGGCTAGGGTATGTGCAAGCGGATGTGCAGGTGCAGTACCAGGCAATCAACGAGAAGTTCATCGTCAACGTGCAGGGCGGCCAGACTGTGCAGGTGACCATGCAGACCACGCCAAGCGTTTGAATAGGAGCTGATGATGCCATTTAACACTTTTTCGGTTGGCAGCGATTGCCAACTGGTCGTGATGGGGCCGTTTGGGCGCGTGGATCTGTCTTATGTGACGGGGTTTGAGGCGCACCAGGTGACGCAGTCTGTGCGCGTGGACTGTTTGGACGGTGCGCAGCTGGGCGCCGAACTGCCGAGAGGTTGGAGCGGCACGTTTACGTTGGATCGAGGATCGCCCGTCGCGGACGATTTTATTGCCGCAATAGAGCAGGCTTATTTTAATGGCCAATCGATTTCCGCCGGCACTTTATACCAGTATGTGAATGAACCGGACGGTTCGACATCGACCTACCAGTTCAGCGGAGCGGTGTTTAAATTGACCTCCGCGGGCGGCTACCGTGGCGATGCGCCGGTTGCGCAGAGGCTTGATTTTTATGCGTCGAGCCGGATGAGCGTGTAATGGAACGGGTCGTTACGGATAAGGCTGGCCGGACACTGAACTTGCGGCGGGTCGGCGTTCTGGAGACGTTGCGGCTTTATAAAGCATTGGGGCCCGAGCTTTCGGTGAACGACGCTTACATGGGCTTGGCAATCATTGCGGCATCTGTTGCGGTGGTTGATGGCGTGCCGCTGCCATTTCCGAATGGCGAGGCGGGGGTTGAGTCTTCACTGGAGCGGTTGGGGGAAGATGGGGCGGCCGCGGTCGCCGCGGCGATTGCACCACCGCCGATAGAGAGTGTGGTGGCGCAAGCGGGAAACTGAGCCGGCACCCTGGACTGATTGATTGCCTCTACTTGGTGAAGTGCGGGGTGCCGTACGGCTTAGCTTTGGGCCTCGATGATGCGGAGCGCATGGCGTATGTCGTGACGCTGGGAAAACTGGAGGGTCTTCATTTTGATTGGCGGCGCCTTGCTTGGGACGAAATTTAGGTTTGGCGCGATCGGGCAGAATTTGGCCGGATTGCTGCAGATTGCCGTCACGGCCGGAAGACTTCGAGATATCCAAGATCTTGCGAGGGAAATTGGCCGCGCGGCATATATATCAGTCGCACCGCGTTCTCTATTTGAGCGCAAACAGCGTCTGAATCGGCCGCGAGTCTTGCCATGGCATGTTGATGCGTCGTTGAGCCATTCGAGCCGGGCGTTGCATCGTGATTGGGCAACTATAAACGCAAGCAAAACGAGCGATCTCGGGCCGTCCAAAAACGGTGCATGTTGGCCACATAGTGAGCTTATTAGCGAACCAGAATTTAAGAAGCGTTTTCGGATGCCAAATGCGCAGCTGAGTCTGGGTAGAAAATTGCTAATCAGCAAGCCAGCTCTGATTGCAAGCGCTTCGAGCTCATCGCAGAGCGTTCTAAGTTATGCAAGTAGCAAACGTTTCATTCCGGCAGGGCAAGTCAAAATCACAGGATCAAAAAGGGCTGTGAATTCTTTGCCGTGCTTGGCACCGATTCGTGCTGTAGAGAAAGCAGATGAGATATTATATAGGACCGAGACGTCTCGGTCCTCGCAGTCTTCTCTGGCAGCGCCGTTCCGCGGTCCTTTAGGTTCCGCGGAAGGTAAAACAATGAGCGCGCGAGCGGCAATACAGCGAGAGAGAGAGACCTTGCCGACGGGGTCGAGCGCGGAGTCGCGGTCCTCATCGCGGGTTTCCTTTCGCCGAGCGATCGAAAGCTTCTTTGCCGAGCAAGCTCGACAGCCCCCTTCTGGTATTGGCGGATTCGATCCAAACCTAAGTCCGACATGGGCAGGTTTGCAAATTCCAGGATAATTTCAATGGGTCAAGTTTTCATCACACTCGGCGGCGTGACATTTCAGGATTTTGAAGTACCTCAAAAGATTGTTGTGGAAGGCGGCCAGCGCCTTGCGGTTCACCAGCTGATTGGAGGTGGTCGCGTCGTCGATATGCTGGGCGATAATACGGGAAAAATCTCGTTTTCAGGAATTTTCTCGGCAGCAGACGCGGTGGCGCGAGCGCAGGTTCTCGATGCCGCCATGGCCGCCGGTGCACAGATTCCACTTTTCTGGGACAGTTTTTTTTATATGGTTGTGATCGAGGAATTTTCGGTCAACTATGAAAAGCCTTGGTGGATTCCGTTTTCACTGGTCTGCGTTGTTGTGCTTGATCCGGTGGCGGTAATTGCCTCCGATGTTGCTTTTATCGGCAATCTCGTCGCCGGAGATGTCGCTTCGGCGGTTGGATTATCGGCGCAAGCGGGTGTTACATTGCCGCTAGGAGACGTTACAACGGTGTCCGCATTAGCGAGCACCCAAAAAGTGGTTTCCGCAGGACTGACGGCGGCGAACGGCGCGTTGAGCGTTAGCGTAGCTGCCCTGACTGGCGCCGCAACCTCTTCAGCCGGGATCGGCAGCCTGGCGCAGGTGGTGTCGTCGGCTGGTCAGCTCGCTGCGTTGTCGAGCATGAGCGGGTATGTCAATCGGGCGGCCCTGAACGATGCGGCGGTGTTGCTATGACGATGCGGACGGTTACGGTGGTCGGCGGAAATCTTTTTGCATTGGCGGCTGTTTATTTGAATGATGCGACGCAGTGGATAAGGATCGCGCAGGCGAATGGTCTCTCAGACCCACAGCTTTCAGGTTTAAATACGCTGATCATTCCACCTGTTGATCCAACAGCTGGAGGCGGAATTGCCGGTTAGCCAGCCGCAGGTGCAGGTGAGTGCCGGGGGCAGTGTGCTGCCCGGGGTGATCTCGGTTGATATAGAGCATGTAGGTTATTTTGCATCCGGAAGATTTGTGCTGGTCTGCGCGCTTGGTGTTTTGCAGGGCGTCGGCGCCTCTTATTTTCTGGCACTCGGCGCGGCGAGCGTGTCGATCAACATCGGCGTCCTTGCGGGGGCATCGACGAACATATTTACTGGAAGAATTGATAATATTGTCATCGATGTTTTGGAAAGTACGGCAACCCTGACGGGGCGGGATCTTTCTTGCCTGTTGATCGATACCGAAATCGCCGAAGCCTTTGCGAATCAGACATCGAGCCAAATTGCGGAAACGATTGCCGGTCGCCATCAGCTGACAGCCAACGTGACGGCAACGAAGACCTCAGTGGGGCAGTATTACGATTTGGACCACGCCAGAAGCGCCTTAGGACTGAATTCGCGTTCGGGCACAGAGTGGAACTTGCTGTCCTGGCTGGCCTTGATCGAGGGATTTTCGCTCTCGGTACAGGGGAAAACGCTGAATTTTGGACCGAGTA